CAACTTAGGTGCGGTAGATACTATTGCTCGTGAGTTTAAGCTAACACCACGGCAGGCGATTCAGCAGTACGGTGTAGAAGCATTGAAGGCGGCAGGTCTTGAGCAGATAGAGCAAGAAGCCCAAGATTATAAACATAAAAAATATACCTTTATCCAATTTATTATGCCTCGTGCATCGTATGACAAGTCTTCTAAAAAATCTATTAACAAACCATTTGCTTCTTATCACATAAATCGTGAGCGTGGTACTATAGTTCAAGAAAGTGGATTTGATTACAACCCATATAAAGTAGCAAGATTTGCTAAAGGAAATGACGAAGTATATGGTCGTTCGCCTATGAGCATGGTGCTTGGTACAGCTAGACGCACAAATGTTATCTATCGTTCTATGGTGCTTGCCGCAGAGCAGAGAGCTAACAGCCAATGGCTTGTACCAGATGATGACAGCGTAACAAACATCAGCAACCGTGCAGGTGCAATAATTAAATGGAGAGCAACTAACCCTAATGGTAAGCCAGAGCGTTTACCTCCTGCGGGTGATTCTGGTTTGGCTTTTGAAATGTATCAAGTACATGAAAAGCAAATCAAACAGATGTTCTTTAACCACTTGTTCCGTCCGCTAGAAGATTATCGTAATATGACAGCAACCGAGGTGAATGAGCGTATGACCACAGATATGATGACGCTATCTCCGTTTGTCAGTCGTTACCTTAACGAACACGTTAATCCTATGATGGAACACCTTTTTTATGTTGCACAGAAAAAGAACTTACTGCCAGAAATACCTGCGGCATTGCAGGAAGACCCAAGCTATGAGATTGACTATGTTGGTCGGTTGTCTATGGCAACGAAGTCTTTTGAAACTATGGGTGCAATCAACACATTGCGTGTGTTCGGTGAGTTATCTCAGATGGATCCAAATATGCAGGCATCATTGCAGAATGTTCAACCAGATAAACTCTTCCGTGAGATATGGTATGCAAACAGCTCTAGTATGAATGCATTGAAAGACCCAAGCGAGTTAGAAGCTGAACGGGCGGCACAAATGGAGATGATGCAACAACAGCAAATGATTGATGCCGCACCTAAGATGGCAGATGCCGCACAAAAGGTAAGTGGTGCTATTGACCCAACTAGTATTGTAAATCAAATTGAACAGGGAGATATTGATCTTGGACAATGATGAATTAAATATACTTGTAGGTTCATACCGCAGAGTATTTTCTACACAAGAAGGCGATACTGTGTTGAAAGATATAAGAAACTTTTGCTCTATGGATGAGCAAGTAGGGAGTCAGTTGACTCATTCAGAGTGTGCGTATCGTAATGGTATGCATGATTTATTTAGATATATAGAAGCTATGGCGAGTGAGGACAGATAGATGCGTAAAACAATATATAAACGAAGAAAAAGTAATAATAAAAAACCAGCTGGAGCTGTAAAAAAAGGAAGCTCTCGTGGAAATTATAAAGGTGGTAAACCTGAATCAACTATTTCTGAAACTGTACAGAAACTTAAAAGTGATAAAGTACCAAGTAAGAATAAGCGTGGTGAAGCCGCAAATAAAGAGGCTACTAGACTTAACAAAGAAAAGAAAGAAGTACAAGCTACTATGAAGAAAACAGCTCGTGGTCTTCGTGCTACTGAAGCTACTCGTAAACTTCGTGCAAAAATAGCTAAGAAAAAAGAAGAGCAAAAAGGTTCTACTAAGAAAAAAACAAATCGTGTTCCTACATCTAAAGCACCAACTAAAAAAGCAGTTGGCGGTAAAGCATCTGGAAGTGAAACGGCAAAAGCGGCTGTAGGTAAAAAGAAAGCAACCGAAGCTGTAGCGGAAGTTGTTAAAAAACAAAAAGAAAAACGGTTGTCACCTACTCAAAAAGTTTACACGGACAAAGAAGGTAAAAAGTACAAGAAGGTAAGAACTACTGCATCTAAAGTCCGTGGTGGTGGAGTAAAATATAAACGGAAATATATGTAATGCCCAAAACTGCACTTAATCGTAAGAAGGGTGTTTCTATGCGTAAAGTGCATAAGAACCCTACTGGCGGCTTATCTGCAAAAGGTCGTAAGTATTATAATGCTAAAACTGGTAGCAACTTAAAAGCACCTGTAACAGGCAAGGCAAAGCGTGGTAGCAAAGCCGCTAAAAGGCGAGCATCATTTTGTGCAAGAATGGGTGGTATGAAAGGTGCTATGAAGGATAGTAAAGGGAGACCAACAAGAAAAGCACTTGCTTTACGAAAATGGAAATGTAGATAATTGAACAAAAAGGAGAATTAATATGAGTGAAGAAGTTCACGAAGAAGTACAGGAAGAAGTAGTAGATACTGGTGTCGAATATAGCGAGCAAGAATATATTGATATGCTCTCTAATGAAGGCACATTTACAGAAGAATGGCGTAACTCTTTACCAGATGATTTAGGTAAACATTCTATCTGGTCAAAGTACACTACACCAGAAGACTTAGCTAAAGGTGCTATTCATGCACAGGGATTTACTGGTAAAAAACTACAAGAGTTAATGGAGTCTGATGACCCTGCAATTATAGAACAACGCAAAGAAATATTTAATGTTCCAGATGCGGCTGATGATTATTCAATTGAGTTTCCTGAAGCACCAGAAGGTTTTGAGGCAGATGATGAAGCCATCGGTGAGTTTAAGGAAGTTGCTCATGCTATGGGTTTATCTAACGATCAAGCACAGGCTTTGGTAGAATATGAGTTAGCTAGAAACGAACTTTCTGAAAAAGAAGAAGAAAAAGAATACGAAATGCTTGCAATGGAAGCAGAGCAAGACCTTCGTGAAGAGTGGCGTGGAGATGAGTATGAATATAATATCTCTCGTGTTGCTGAGTGTCTTGATTTCTTGGGATTATCAGAACTAAAGGATGACCCACAGCTTGGAAATAATACCGCTTTTATTAAGGCAATAAATGATAAGATTGTACCATTAATTAAAGATGATGCGATTATTGCTAATAAGAATGAGTCAATTGCTACTGTTGATGATCAGTTAGTTGAGTTAGAAAGTAAAATGTACTCTCACGAGAATACTAACGATTTAACTTATCAACAGTTAACAAAGGAGTATGGGCAGTTGTTGTCTAAGAAGGCATCACTTAATCCACCTGCAAATTTATTATAATAATTTACTTGACAATTAAATTCTTACAAAGTATTAGTTTTTTAGATTTAACACAGATACCTTTTTATAAAGCCTGCTGAAGAGTCTGGGGTGAGAACCTAAAATCTAGGCAAGACCCGTAAGTGCGGATACTCAGAGCCGAAATAAACTAATTATATTAATCATTAAATTGGAGGTTTAGATATGTCGCAAGACCTATTAAACACATATGTAATTGGCTTTGACCGTGCGATTCGTGAAACGGTTGAAGTTAAAGGTGGTAAACTCCGTCCTTACGTTCAGCTCGCTACTGGCGATCTTTTCCGTAAAGAAGGTGTATATCAGCGTACAACTGGTGGCGGGTTGCCCCAGAAAGTAACAAACCGCTTCGGTGACTCACCTGTATCAGAACTTGATTACAGCCGTCGTCGGACTTCTCGTCAAGCATTTCAAGATGGTCAGTTTATGGACTGGGCAGATTTGAGCAAGATGGGAACTGATCCTCGCAACGCTAAACTAAACGCAATGAAGAACAAGTTCATGCGTCAAGAGGACATTATCCTCGACCAAGCGTTCTTGGGAACAGCTAACACAACTGACGTTGAAACTTCTGCAACTACACAAGCATTTCGTGATAGCGAAGCTGTAAGCGTAGATGCCGCTGGTGATAACGACTATGACTTCACTTACAAGAAATTCTTGTCTGTGCTAGAAAAGTTCGGTAACAACAACGTAGACATTGATTCACAAGCTCCTGTGTTCAAGATTTCTTGGGTACAATGGAAGCAAATGATGGAAGATGATAACTTCATCAACTTCGATTATACTGCGAATCGTCCGCTTGACCGTTCAGCAGGTGCTATCTATGACTACATGGGTGCGAAGTTCTGTATCTCTAACATTGTTCCTTTCATTAACCGTACTGGTGGTGAAATCGAAACATTGGAAGGAAGTTACAATGCAACTTCAACTACTCTACAAGCATACTTTAAAATCGCTGATACTAATTTAGCGTCTACAGGTGCTTGGGAGGGAGCGGCTACTGATACTCGTGCGTGTTATGCATTTATGCCTGATGCGGCTTTGTTGGAAATCAATCCTGATATGACTACGAAAGTGTCAGAGCGGGCTGATAAAGGCTTCAACTATTACGCTTACATGAAGGCAGAGCTTGGTGCTGTCCGTATGGAAGAAGAAAAAGTTGTTGTCATTCCTTGTTCAAATTCTTAATCATAAGGAGTATATAAAATGGCTAAAACAAGCGAAATTACAGCGTTAGACACAGGTTTAGTTACTAAGTCTAATTATCGTGGCAATGTTCAAGTTATTACTGTAACAGAGTCTACGGGAACAGCAGGTACTTCTTATGAAGCTACAGGCGTTCTTCCGCAAGAAGCTAAATTAATCGCATCTATGATTAATGG